AGTACACTCTCTAATGCACCATCAGTAACACTCTTGATTATGGCGTCCTTATTAACAAACACGTAACCAACAGTGCCAACAACGGCAAGAGATACAGCAGCAGACGATAGGGCCAAAACATTGATTATTTTTTGCATAATTGATAACCTAATTCGATGTACAGTCATATTATAGAATAATAGCACCTATTATAAACCCTTTGGCAAATGAGATGCAAAGCATTTGATAATCAGTCAAGTTAAACTTATCCTGAAATTTACGAGCAAGATTTCTATCCCACTCTACAACCTTATCGAAATACTTTTTCATTTTTTACAACACCTCACTCTCTTAGCAAGATAAGCAACAACAACTACTGCTGCAACAATACCAACACCTTGACCCCAACCTATTCCACTGGTTTCTGGTTCAGCTATTGGCAATTCCACTGGAATTTCAATTGTTTTTGTTACTTCTGGTAACGCTTGTTCGAATACTTTGTCCATGTTTTTTTCTCCTATAAGATTTCTGGTAATGGATCACCAACAGAAGGTGGTTCCACTAAAGTACCATGAGCACGACGGATTTCTCTCAGCTCTTCAAAATCCTTCTGTTTAGTACCTCCGTCATATGTCCAAGCATATCCTTCAGTAATCATTTGTTCGTTAAGCGACAAATCCCCATCCCCGATATAAAGCCACCCCAATAGACGACCATATTTGCCGACGCCACCATGAAGTTCAGTCCTAATAATAAGCTCGTCGTCACCAGCAATGGTACTATCCAATTTCTCTTTGAGCCAGTTGGTTGCGTCAATGCCGAGTTCTTTTTCTTCGAGGTCACGAGTACGTTTCTCAGGGGTGTCTACACCAGCCACTCTAACACGTTCTTTCTTATATAGATCGAAACCTAAATCAATTGTAACATCAATCGTATCCCCATCTAATACTCTGTTGATCTCCGTTACTCTGAAATTGTAGCAGCTCTTCCTGCTCGGTGGAACCATCGCTCCCATATTCGATCTCCAATTTAGCTAGTGCATTATTTATGGATTCATCTACTGGAGTACGATTTCGTTCTGATTCCCACTCTCTCATTTCTTGTATGAATGAACCAGCCTTCTTAATAATTTCATTTCTTGTAACCAAATAATCATAATCATATTCTCTAGCCTCTGCTCTTGGTGCAAATGCTCCTGCACCTATAAAAGCAATTGCTATAGTTCCTAACAAACCAAGAGCAGCAACCACCTTCTCATTAGCACGAACTCTTTCAGTAAGTTCTTTTTGTTTTTCTATTAAAGCATCAACTTTGGTATGAAGCACAGCAATATGTGCATCAACTGTTAAATCCTTTAGTGTCTTGTCACTCATGATGTTTTCAATCGTAATGTTTTTTACCGTCTCTTATACGTCCTGTTCCTTTCTTATCATAAAACTTAACGCCTTTCTTCTTTGTATCGCTACGTAATTTATCTTTTGCTACGTTACCAACCTCTCTAAACTTTTTATATGAAGGACTATCTACAGAATGTCCTGTCACATCAGAACCATGTTGCATACGATCCTTCTTAAACTGAGTTTGAGCTTCTTTTCTAGCATCCTTAGCCTTGTCTTTTGGATTATCCCATGCATCTCCATACTTCTCACGAAGCCAAGGTTCATACTTGTTTGCATAGAAGACATCAGGTAGTAACCTAACCATTGGAATACCAGTGTTATCTTACATTAATATGTAGTATATCACACTACTAAGTCTTAGGTCAACCACCTTGTGACAGTTAGTTCAATGGAATTATCATCCATTTCCCACTCCTCTTCAACTTCAAATCCCTCATCCTTTACTGCTGCATAAAGAAGCATTCTAGAATACTGTTGGTTAACCTTATCCATAAACCTAGAAGGAGGAACATTCAAACTCCAGGTTTGTTCATCAGAATATAAATCATAACTCTCTGTTTCTTCATTCCAACAGAAACCAATGTCAGGTGCTACTGCAATACATGCATTCATAATAGGATGTTCTTCAGCATGATCTGGATTATCAATTACTAGATCCTGTTTCTCATTAACATTATACTGAAGAAGATTTAATGCTTCCAGTAGAATAGGTTTTTCTTTTAACTTAGTTTTGATTGTTGTGAAGTGAGACATTTTCCTCAGTAGTTTGTTTTTGTTCGTAATACTCTGATTTATGTTCAACTCGTTCTACAACTCCTAACCTCTCCTCAATTCTCTTAGTAAGATTCTCACATTCATTTCCAACAACACCCATAACTTCTTCAGTTACAGTACCATCCTGTCTAATAGTAAATTTAATCTTTTGATTTTTCATCTAACTCATGCGAAATACTTTTTTGCAATAAATCTTCTACCATTTCCTTTTGTTTCAAACAAAGTTTTATCCAGGCTTTGAAATCAGTTTTAAGTTCTTCCATGTCCTCATAGTCGTCAATCTCCCTTGACATCTGTTCGAACATGAAAGCTTTTTCAGGACTTTTTATAGAAAATTTATCAGAAATCATTAGTACCCTTCGGGGTTCATATTATATATCATATATCTCACCAATAACCCAAGACTCAAACCCATGACCATGTATTCTAAGTTGAACATCTGTTGCAACTTCTTCAGGAACAACTAAACAATATCCTATTCCCATATTAAAAGTATTCTTCATCTCTTCTTCTGGTATCTCACCTGCACACATTATTGTACTGAATATCTTTGGTAGTGACCAAGAATTATAATCAACATATACACCCAAACCTTCTGGTAAACATCTAGGTAAGTTCTCAGGTATTCCACCACCAGTTATGTGTGACATACCGAGGATAGGAAACTCTTCTATAAGATCCATAACCAATGGAGCATAAAGATGAGTAGGAGTAAGTAACTCAGGCATATCTTTATAAAAAATTTTATGTCTCCATAACATATTATTAATCAAACTATAACCATTACTATGAAGACCACTACTTTCTATACCAATAACAACATCACATGATTTAATAAGACTACCATCAATTACTTCAGACTGTTCAACAATACCTGTACAGAATCCAGCAAGATCATATTTACCATCACTATACATCCTGGGCATCTCAGCAGTCTCTCCACCAATAAGTTCCATATCACAAATTTTACATCCCTCTATAACACCTTCTATTACCTGACCTAACTTATCCTCTTCTAACTTACCACAAGCAATATAATCTAAAAAATATAATGGTTTAGCACCGCATGTAATAACATCGTTGACACACATGGCAACAAGGTCTATACCAACACCCTTATGATAGTTACCAACCGATGCAACATTTAACTTTGTTCCTACTCCATCAGTAGCAGAAACTAATACAGCTTTCTCATACCCACTAGGTACTACAACCATACCATTGAAACCACCAATAGTAGGTGCTTTCTTTTTTATCTTTTCTACAAATGACCTTCCAGCTTCAATGTCAACACCTGCATCCTTATAATTCATAATAATTTTTTACCTCCATACTTCACATATAATCTTTGAACCTGATCTTTATCAAGACCACAGAGATCAATACTGTTATGTAAAGCTTGACGAATACATTCTCTATCACTCATAGGTTCATACTGAGTCCATCCATGTTCATCAATGTAAGTTTTACGTTTTATCTTCATTCATTTCGAGATAGGCTAGTCTCATTATATAGTATATACTCCATGATACACCACCAATCAAGATACCTATCATGATGTTAACACTTTGTACTACTTCTTGCATTAGAATTCCTCCTTCTTACCTAATTCCCATCCCATGTCACATTTGTTGCATTTTCCTATGTCATCCATAGTACATTGCCAACCACTATGACAAACATCACAACCCTTTCCACCACATTCGTTACAAACAGCATGGTACTGTTCGTTATTGGACATGGATAACACCCTTCATACCAGCACCAGCATGTGGTTCACACTGGAACTCATAATCTCCTGGTTCATCGAAGGTTACAGTAAAACTTTCTCCACCTACAAATGCAAGGTCTGGATGTGAAAGTTCTGGATGATCTGATACTACCATGTTATGAGGTGGAAGATCCCCGTTGGTAAATGTGACAGAATCACCCACGTTAATACTAACTTCACTGGGACTAAAAACAAGGTTCCCTTCAGAACCCATTTGTACTTCCGCAGCATATGCAAATCTTGGCATGAAAAGAACGAGCGATGCTATCAGCATCACCCATAAAGTCTGTATGAATGTTTTCATAATACTGAACTGAATAACGATCCTTCTGCTGTTATACAGTCTATCGCATTTGGATGAGAATGTAAATATGGTACATCTTGAACTGCTTGATTTCTAGCAGAAAAGGCATCCTCGGCATATTCACATATGCTCTGATGATGCCTTGTAGAGTCCTGATATTGGACGGTGTAATGAGACACGATTTATAGCCGTGGGCTCGCTTAAATGATGCAAATATTTAGTTTCCTTATAGGTAATATTAACTATCTTTATGTGGACTCAAGAACATTTTAGGTAGACCTAAAGATTTGTATTCAAGTTGTTTCTTGAGGAAGAGAACTTCTTTTCTAAGTTCTTCATTCTCTTCCTCTAGTTTTTCAATCTGTTCCTCGTATACAGTATACATGGATTACATTTTATAAGGTTCTTGTGGTTTAGTATCTGTTGTTATCTTAAGAGGAGCTTGTTCAATCCTAATAGTCTGAACAGGGCCATTACTAGACTTAGCTAATAATGTTTCCATTTCCTTCTTGGTTATTTGACCACCAGCACCATTACCATTCATCTTCATAGTACCATCACCTTTCTTAGATGCTGTCTGAATGCCAAAGCTGGCCAAAACGCCAGTAAAAACTGATGCTATAAATGTCGGATCAATTTTCTGTTGGGGAACACCAGGGATAGCTACGTAATTTAAAGTCAAAATTCCGCCCGACCACACAAGGACTCCCATACGCACAAATGTACTAATGATAGCAGCTTGTTCTTCTTGATCAGGAAGTAAATTATCCTTCAGTTTACCAAGAGGACCTTTCTTTTTATCGTCCTTTTTTTCATCCTCATCCTTAACTTCTTCTTCTTTTTTAATGTCTTCAGGCATCATACTGGAATCAAGGCAAGACTATTTAGAACTCCAGTAAGCCTTATAGTATGAAATTAACCCAGCAGTTGTAACTTGTTTACTAGCCCATTCATCAGCACATTCATAAATCGAATCGTGATTACCAAAATTCTTGTATAAAATTTGAACTGCTTGTTGTCTTAAATTTATTTGTGTTTCTGTCATAATAACCCTAAAGATCCTGCGGTAAAACCTACTCCACAGAAGAAGGCAAATTCGTACAAGGGATACCAAGCACTACTGAAAAGCGTATTGAGCTCCATTGAAGTAAACGTATGCTGCTACGGATGATAGAAAAATAATTTGATACATTTTATTACTATTAAACTAACTACACCAACCATGGCTAAACGTCCATTCCAACGTTCAGCCCATCTCCAATAATAGTGATTCCAATCAATCATGCGCCAGAAGGAACAGTAACTGGAACCATTTCCTGTTGTCTAACTCGTATACCCTTTCCGCCATTAGTATCATCATCATCGTCATTACTAATAGCACGAAGTATTAATTCAATCAATACAACAACTGCCATGGGATAAAATACCCAAAGGATTGCTAATAAAGGTGATGCTGATTCTGTTGCGGCTTGAAGTTCGCCCATTTGTCTGGAAATGAAGATAAAGTTACGAGTAATTATTTAGAAATGTAAAGTTTTCAGAATAGGAATATACCCCTAGACTGAAAGAATATATGTACTGCAGGGTTATGCAGATACTGGTTGTGAAACTCCACAGCCAATACCTGTAAGAACCATGCAAGATATACAAACCTTACAGTTAATAAGAGTTGAGGATTAATACCTCTCCTTTTAAACGATAAGGTACTCATTAGAATATACCTGGAATAATATTACCAGTCATAATATAGTTAATGATTAGTATATCAAAACCAATCATTGCCAGACGGCCGTTTGTAAGTTCTGCTTCTTTAGTCATTTTAGTTTCTTAGATTAAGGGATAGAAATTTAAAAGAGACCTGTATCTTAAAAGATGCCAGGGATGATTTGCCCAGTAGAGGCATAAGCACCGATAGCGGCTATAAAACCGATCATTGCCCAACGACCATTAGCCATTTCAGCTGCAGGTGCATACTCTTGTTCAAGTACTTCTATTCTGGGTTCTTTGGCGTACATGTTTTGGCGTCCGCCGTCTTCCGTTGTAACAGTCATTT